CAGTTCATACTGGTACTTGCCTTTGTGTATTGGTTGAAGGTAAAAATAGACACACGAGCTGGTCTAGGTAAGAAAAAGTTGAGACAGTTGAAGACTGTAATCAAGGAGGCAATACAAGAGAGTAAAGGTGTTTGAGCCAACACATAGTTGCGTACTTTTGCCTATGTGCTATAATAAATATAATCAAACAGTTTGGGATTGAAAGATCATGCCCCTTGCTCATTACACAGTCGGTTATCACGACGTAGAACAGCATCAGTTAGAAATTTGCGAGTACGCAAATGATGCATACGAAGCTATTGAACACGCGAAAGAGGATGTCTCCTATTTACAGGAGCATCCTCATTCTATTGATAGGTGTACTAACGATAGCGCATTGGATTGGTTGATTCATCAGAAGAGTTTGGTATGAAACACGAAATCATGTGGTGGATGAGCCGTCTCACCATCATGCTAACGTCTCTATTTCTATCAATATCATTAGCATCGCAAGCGTATGCTACTGAGAATACTATGTCTATGGACATACAGATGGGTTACAAAGGTAACCTTGTCTTTGAACCAAATGAACTTACAGTTAAGGCAGGTGATACAGTTACTTTTATGAATGGTGAGTTGCCACCTCATAATGTAGTATTTTTAGAACATCCTGAAATATCACATCCTGATCTAGCATTTGTTAGTGGGGAAAAATTCCCTGTTACTTTTGATAAGGCAGGTGAATATGAGTTTCAATGTGAACCTCATGCTGGTGCTGGTATGAAAGGTGTTATTCATGTACAATAAATACATCGAGCTGTATAAAAATCATGGCAACAATAACTCTAAAGCTACCAGACGATTCAGTCGAGACTTTTGACTGCGATGCAGATACTACTATCTTAGATGCATTAGAAGAGGCAGGACTTGATCATCCTTCATCTTGTAGAGCAGGTGCATGTTCATCATGTGCTATGAAGGTAGAGGAAGGATCAGTTAATCAGGAAGAACAATCTTTCTTAGATGATGATCAGATAGAAGAAGGATACGTACTTACTTGCGTTGCATACCCTACATCTGATACAATAACCCTATTAGGTGAACAAGAAGAGAATATTTTTTAATGTACGATGTAGTTTGGTCTATTAATATAATGCTTGCTATTCTTCTTGTAGGAGTGGGAGTATTAATCTACTACATATTTCAGTACGATAATTTTTGGCCAAATGGGAGCGATGACACCACCGAGCAGGAAGTCCTGCTACAACTTCCGAGTGACCCAGATAGATAAGGTTCTTGATGGTGATACGATAGATGTTACAATTGATTTAGGTTTTGATCTTTATAAGAAAGAACGTGTTAGAATAGCTGGTGTAGATACACCTGAGAAGAGGACTAGGAATCTTGAAGAAAAAGCACTTGGAATCGACGCAACAAACTGGCTCAAAGAGAAACTGGACGGTGCCATTGTTGGTGACGACGAGCTTACTATTAGGACTGAACTTGTTGGCGGTGTCGGGAAGTACGGTCGCCTACTTGGGTGGCTTTATATCGGGGACAGCGTTTTGTCGCTTAACGAACAAATGATTACTGAAGGATACGCATGGGCTTATGATGGAGGAACCAAACAGAAAGACTTTGAAACACTACGTGAAGTTAGGAGAACGTTTGGGACACTGGACGAGTCTTGATCAAGAAACCCTTAATATGAAGGGTGAACGTACATGTAGAATTATTATAGAATGGCCACTTGAATGAAACATAATTATACTAATCCATCTGAAGCACAAGATCTTGCTCATGTAGAGGCAGAAGTTACTAAGGGTAAGAAGTATTATGATGAGCAAGGATGGGAGATTAAAGCACCTATCTCTGATCGTGAATGTATATACAAATGTTTGTCTAACTGTGAATCACTTGCTGGATTAGATAAGAAACAAGTTCAACGTCTTATTAAAGAATTTGAAGTTGAAAGAACAGCAGAAGAAATACAATCTGAATATCCTCCATTATGATTGAAAAAGGTGACAAGATAGTTCAGATGGTTCTGCTTAGTCCACACGAAGCAGACCACTTATATAAAAAACCAAACGGTACATTCTATTGGCAACATCATAGAAAAGATGGTGACACCTTTTCTATACCTGAGATACAACTGGAATTAAAATTATGAATTTAGATTTATTAGAGTTACTTAAAAAGCACTATAGGTATGGTGACATCATCCTATCAAGTGGTGCTACAAGTATGCATTATATTAATTGTAAACCTGTAGCACTTAGCAATGAGGGTATTAAGTTGTTAGCACCTACAATGCTGAAGCATGTGGATCCTGATTCTGGTGCAGTAGCAGGTGTTACCTTGGGTGGTGATCCATTAGCAACTGGTGTCTCTATCACATCACCACATCTTGATGCTCTTATAGTACGTAAGGAACCTAAAGGGTATGGTACTCAAGCAATGATTGAAGGACCACTCCTTCCGACAGGTACAGTGGTAACACTGCTTGAGGATGTGGTTACTACTGGTGGGAGTGCTGTCAAAGCAGTCAAGGTGCTCCGTGATGCAGGTTACGTAGTCAATAAGGTAGTTTGTATCGTAGACAGAAGAGAGAACGGTGAGGATCCATTTACTGAGGCTGATCTTGAGTTGGTTAGTTTATTTAAACTGGAGGACTTTTCATGACAGTAGAGAATGAAGGTGATTTAATTGCTGAACTCAAAATAATTACTGCTGAATTGGGTGGTGAGTGTCAGCAGATCGGTACATTAAACTCTACGGGTCGCTCAAGTAAGAAGATTGTGATAGAATATGACGTACAACAAACTAAATAATTAAGTAAAGAGAGGAAACCTTACATGGAATCCATAGAAGCACACATAAAGAAAGATAAAGAGATCCTTGATGATCCTACTACCAGTCCTGCTGCACGTAGACACGTTAAAGAAGAGCTGCATGAACTAGAAGTTTATGAAGAGCATCATCATGATGAGATAGAAGCAGGAGATCATCATGACCCCAATGCCATAGAATTATTCTGTGAGATGCACCCAGATGAGCCTGAGTGTTTAGTATACGACGATTAAGATGAAACTTTTTATTGATTCAGCTGACGTAGGAGAAATACGTTCAGCATTTGAAACTGGATTAATTGATGGTGTTACAACCAATCCTACACTCGTGAAAAAGAGTGGTAGAGATCCAGAATCTGTTTACCAAGAACTAATTGATATTGGTGTTAGAGACATCAGTATGGAAGTTGTTGGTGACGATGAGATGATGCTCTGGGAGGGCAGACGACTTGCTAACAAGTTTGAAGATCGAGCAACTATTAAGGTACCTTGTACTCCAGAAGGTCTGTGGGTTTGTAAGCAACTTAAGTCATCATGTGTAAAAGTTAACGTAACTCTTATCTTCTCTCAGTCACAAGCAATACTTGCTGCTAAGGCAGGTGCTAAGTATGTGTCACCTTTCGTAGGTAGAGTAGATGACAACTCCTTTGGTGGGTTGTGTCTGGTGAAAGATATTGCTAATGTCTATAAGAGACAGAACATATTTGATACTGAGATCCTTGCTGCTTCTATTAGAGGAGTAAGAGATGTAGGTAGAGCATTTGAGTATGGTGCTAATATTTGTACTATCCCACCTAAAGTTTTCTGGGGCATGTATAATCATATTCTAACTGAGAAAGGATTAGCACTATTTGATGCAGATTGGGCTACAGTTTGTGACAAGGCCAAAACTGTCACATAGGTGGTTGACGGGTACCGTACACCATGGTAATATAAATAAATATTACAACTAAGACAGGCCCGAAAGAATCGTACCCTGCGTAGATGTAAAAAAGATCCCCATGTCGGGGGGTCTATCATCCGCAGGATTTTTTATTCTATACATTCTTGCGAGACACTTACAAACAATCATGTCAATCAAATCAACAATCGCTGCTGTTGCAGCATCTCCATTCCTTCTCGCTGGTGCAGCTTTTGCTGGTCCATACGTGAACGTCGAGAGCAACCTCTCATATCCTGATGGAGAGTATTCTTCAGCAGCTACTGATATCCATGTTGGATACGAAGGCGGCGAAGGTAAAGTAGCTTACTATGTACAAGGTGGTCCACAGATCAACCATACAGAATCTGCTGACGATACAGACTTCGACTTCTCTGGTAAAGTTGGTGCTTCTTATGCTCTTGCTGAAGCAACATCTGTATACGGTGAGCTATCTGGTGCTACTGATGAGGACAGCAATGGCGACTCATTAGTTAACTGGGGTGCTAAAGCTGGAGTTAAGTTCACATTCTAGTAAGAAAGTGATATAATTATAAGGGAACCTTCGGGTTCCCTTTTTTCATGCTATAAAATTATGAAGTTTGAAGATTACTATAAGGAATTCTGTCAAGTCTTCGGACACCCCTTGTGGATCATACCAATGATGATGATTGGTTTGGTTCTTATGATTGAGGTACTACATACCAATGAGCACTACGATAGAGAGAACGGTGATGCCCATGGATATTGTGGTCGTCAGGAGTGGGTTAAAAAATTACAGGATGAATATTATTGACAAGAGAAAAACTTTATTATATACTCTGTAGGGGAAATCGACTTTTAGTTTCAAAAAAAGTCGAAAAAAAAATTCAGACCATTTTTCACCAAATACCTTTTTATGATTTTAGTTTACATCATCATTGCTCTTCTAGTATTCCTAGTTGGTTGGGGTTTATACCTGACAGTAGGAGAAGGTAAGAAGGAACTTAAAGATCCAATAGGCGAACATGCAAAAATGCATGAATTGGGTATAGCACACAAACACGACTAACTATGATTTTTTGGATTGGATTCACCCTCATGTTCTTTAATGAGGGATTTGTTATGATGCGACATGTATCACCATTCTTCGCTAGACTTAGAGATAAGGTGATGAAGAAGCTAGGTGATAAGTTGTGGTGGAGACTACATGGCACATTGGACTGGTTATGGATATCATTTGTAACTTGTGGACTAATAGTCAACTCTCATAGAGTTTTGCATATAATGGTATTAGCAACCTTCTGGACACTTGCTTGGTTGATATTTTACTTACCAAGGTGGATTGTTAAAAAATAGAATTATGATTGAATCTATATTAAAGAATGAACTCTACATGGGTTACATTTTTGGAATTATGATTTTAGGCGGTTTTATCCGTCAATACCATGTATTAGATGACGTTTACTCACTTATTAAGAGATATGTCAAGGATAATCGCATCCTCATTATTCTTACTAGTATTTTCGGGGGTATTTTACCTATTCCTGGTAGAGTTGCACTCTCAGCACCTTTACTAGATGCCATAGCACCTCAAGATAAGAGGAAACGTAGTGCTTTTGGTATTATTGACTATTTGAGTACTCATCATTATTATTGGTGGTCTCCGTTAGAGAAAACCATAGTATTGCCAATGGCAGCTTTAGGTATAACTTATGGGCAAATGTTAAGTTACACATTTGTACCATTAGTCATTTGTTTGGCATATACGTGGTGGTACATATTTTCCAAAGTAGACCCAGAATCAGTTGTTCCTGATATGAGCAATATTCGTGAATTTGACTGGAAAAGGGCATTACGTGGTTGGGCACCTTTTATTGCAACATTGTGGTTTTTACTATGTGTTGGGAAAGCAGGTGCTATCTTCTTTTTCCCATGGTTTTTCGCTATGGCATGTTATTACAGTTTCCTCTGTAAGGACTGGAATTGGGGTAAGTACTTAGATGGTAACTTTGCTATTATTGCTACTGTTGTACTCGCTCTGGGAGGGGTCGTAGGAATGATTAAGGAACCAGTTATGGCATACCTTAAGTCAGCAGACCCTAGCATGATTATACCTGTTTCTATTGTTGGAGCAGTGGCAGCATGGATTATGGGGTCATCAGGCAAGTATGCAGGAATGACATCTGCCCTTGTACTGATCTTTGGTGATAAATATCTCGTCTGGTTTCTAGCAACAGAATATTCAGGATATCTTTTATCTCCAGCACACAAGTGCTTGATGATAGGTCAACAATACTTCGGTACACCTATTCGTAAGTATTACAAGGTTCTGGGTGGTCTCTGTGCTTGGTTAATTGGATATGCATTTTTAACTACCTTCTTAGTATGAATTTTGCCGTATATTCAAAGGATGGATGTCCTTTCTGTGATAGAATCAAACAAGTCCTAGAGTTAGGAAATTTCAATTTTGTTGTATATGATCTAAATAAGAACTTTGACAGAGACAGTTTTTACGGTGAATTTGGGGAAGGAGCAACTTTTCCTCAAGTAGTTGTAAATGGAAAGAAATTAGGTGGATGTCAAGAAACAGTTAAATACCTCAAAGAACACAATTTTATCTAATGGAACCAGAAGATCAACTTATTGATATGATTGAAAAGGTCGTAGATGATGCAATGTTCCAGCATAAACACACATTTAGAATGCGTAGTTATCTGGAAGCTAATGATTTTACTAAAAAGGTGACAACGGAGTTTTTAAAAAGTGGAACAGCAGCAAATTTACTTTCAACTATTGAGGACTTAGATCTTTTAATAGAAGGTGGACATCCTGAGATGAGGGAAGCATATCCCAACTGGACTAGACCAGAAGCGAGAATGATTCGTAAGTATTTGAATTCGATTATACAAGATGCAAAAGACCACAAAGGAAAGAGTAAAAAAAGACGTTCTAAATAAAGGTATAGAGGTTATGTTGCCGAGAGGCAGGAGGATAGAACAACCAAGTTGGTTTGATCGCACCTTCTACTTGCTAAAGAGGTCGGTGCGTGTTAGAATAGACATACGCAGGATCTCAAATGGAAACTAACGTAATTCTTTTTTTCTCAGCAGCAGGTATGCTTATTACCCTTGTGTTGGGAACAGTGATTGGATGGATCTACAAATCTACCGTAGATACTCATACTCTCAAGCGACAGATGAACAATCTTCACCCCGAATTTTTGGATGGAAATGGTGCATACATTAACGAAGAGCTCTTAGCAGTGAAATTCGCAGATGTTGACGATTACCTTGACGAAGATGCCGAGGAGTGATATAATTTATAGTAAATTTTGAATTGAAATGGCACCAAGAAAATTACCTAACGATGCTCTGTTAACTGAAATACTCCAAAAGGTCTCCTCTGCTAAAACTAAGGCAGAGAAGGTAGAACTTCTTCAGGAGTATGATAATGCAGGACTTCGTGCGATTCTAATCATCAATTTTGATGAATCATTAAAGTTCCTTCTTCCAAATGGAGAAGTACCTTACACACCTAGTGAAGCACCAGCAGGTACAGATCACACTCGTTTAGACTATGAGTATAAGGGTCTTTACAGATTCTTTAAAGGTGGAGACAGTTCCATTAAGGGCATGAAACGTGAACAGTTGTATGTTCAGTTACTAGAAAGTCTCCATGCTGATGAGGCAGAACTGTTGGTACTCGCATGTAACGAAGATCTTCAGTCTAAGTATAGAGTTACTAAGCAAGTTGTTTCAGACGCATTCCCTAAGATTGAGTGGGGTAATAGAAGTTGATTTGGGGAAGTAATGATGAGGTTCAAGACATTGCTGCCCAGTATGGTATAACTATCCTCAATATCGCTTGCGCCAGAGAAGCATCTCAGAATAAGAAGTTGCCTACTAATGCATTACTTGTTCATTATCTGGATTTAGAGAAGGATGGTGAACATTTAGTCGATACCTATGATATTGTTATGGGTGCTAAGGTAGACGTTTTCGATTGCTATTATGACAAACTCGGAAAAAACAAACTCAAAGCTATCGGTTTCTGCGGGGGAACAATCAGACCCCAACAGTTCGATTCCAGATCTTATCTCAAATCAGGTAAATGATTTGTTTCGAGTGAAGGCAAAGAAACAGGATGATTGGATATTCAATGATTCTGAAGAGTATGAGGATATTGATGATCTAGCAGATACGTTGTTTGAATCTCTATACGAACACACTAATAAAATAAATCCTAATGAAGGACAAGAAAGCAGCCAAGAAAATCATCAAGTTAGCAAAGAAACATCCTGATTGGTATACCAAACAGGAAGTATATTATGCCAAATTTATTAAAAAACGTGAGAAATTAAAGAAAAATGAACGTAAAGCTAGTGAGCGTGACCCCAGACGCAGAGAAGACGATGGGGTACATAGCAAGAGTGAGCAATCCAAGCAACCAGTCAAATCCAGTAGTAGCAGGATTGCTAGGTTATTGTATAAAGCATGGTCATTGGTCCGTGTTCGAGCAGGCTCACATGACAGTAGAGATAGAGACAACTAGAGGTCTCGCTGCACAAATATTAAGACATCGTTCTTTTACCTTTCAAGAATTCTCACAGAGATATGCTGATACTAATTTACTCAGCCCTACAATACCTGAACCTGACCTTAGAAGTCAAGACTTAAAAAATAGACAGAATAGTAATGATGACATATCCGACGAGAAGAAAGTCGATCTCCAACTCAAGATCGCGGCGCACTTCAGTGCGGCAATGGATCTCTACAATTTCCTCTTGGACGAGGGTGTTGCGAAGGAATGTGCGAGATTTGTTCTCCCTTTAGCAACACCTACTAGAATCTATATGACAGGTAGTGTACGGTCTTGGATCCACTATATAGATTTGAGGTCTGCACATGGTACTCAGAAAGAACATATGGATATAGTGCACGAGGTACGACAGATCTTCAAACAACAGTTTCCTATCTGTACAAACGCTTTGAATTGGGAGTTCAAGTAATGCCAAATTATGCTGTAAAAAATTACGATACAGGTGAGGAGAAAGAATTCACCATGACTGTTGCTCAGTATGAGCAATGGAGAGCCGACAATCCCGAATGGGAGAAGAACTGGCAAGCAGGTACTATGTCTGCTATCAGTGAGGTAGGTGATTATCAGAACAAACTTCCACAAGGCTTCAAGGATCGTTTGAATAATGTGAAGAAGCATCACCCTTACGCTAAATTCGAGACAATCTAAGTATGCCCGTCAAAAGCAAGAAGAAACCAACAATGGTTGGATTATCGACCAGACAAATGAGACGCAAACCTATTCACTCTACCCATTTATTAGATATTAAACCCATCACATCCACCCAAGAGAAGGTGTGGGATGCATGGGGAAACAATAAAAATCTGTTTCTATTTGGATGTGCTGGTACTGGTAAGTCATTTATTACAATCTATCTTGCTCTTAAGGAGATACTTGACGAAAAGACACCTTATGATAAACTGTATATTGTAAGGTCATTAGTTCCTACTAGAGAAATTGGTTTCCTACCAGGTGACCATGAGGATAAAGCAAACTTATATCAGATACCATATAAGAATATGGTAAGATATATGTTCGAGATGCCAGATGATAATTCATTTGACATGCTTTATGCTAACCTTAAGGCACAGGAAACTATATCTTTCTGGTCTACATCATTCATCCGTGGTACCACTATCGATAATGCTATCGTATTGGTCGATGAATCTGAGAACCTTAACTTCCACGAACTTGACTCTATTATTACACGTCTAGGAGTTAATAGCAAGGTTATATTTGCAGGTGACGCTGCACAAACTGACTTGATTAAGGCAAGCGAGAAAACTGGTATCATGGACTTCAAAAAAATTATTGATGACATGGAAGAGTTTGAGAGTATTCAATTTAATATTGATGACATCGTTAGGTCTGGTCTAGTCAAATCTTATTTGATTAGCAAATTGAACCTTGGAATTTAAACATTTAAACTTACACGATTTTCCCGATCTAAAAGCAACAACTACCAAGGAGGGTAGAAGGTACCAAGTTGATGGTGCTTTCTATCCTTCTGTTACTACTGTCATAGGACATTCTAAAAAGAAGTCTATCATGGAGTGGAGAAAGAAAGTTGGAGAAGAGGAAGCGAATAGAATCTCTAAGAGAGCATCTACTAGAGGTAATAAGTGTCACAAACTTTGTGAACTATACTTATTAAATCAAAATATTAGCAAATATAAGGATGACCCACTATCCATGGGGTTATTTCATCAGATTAAACCATACCTAGATACTATTAACAATATACATGCTCTAGAAGCACCTTTATCTTCTAAGACGTTAAAGATGGCAGGACGTGTAGATTGTATTGCCGAGTACAACGGCGAACTTGCAATAATTGATTTCAAAACCTCAACTAAGTACAAACGTGAAGATTGGATACACGACTACTTTGCACAAGAGACAGCTTATGCTATAATGTTTCAAGAGCTAACTGGTCTTATGGTCAAGAAGCTCGTTACTATTATCGCTTGTGAGACAGGCGAACCACAGGTGTTTGAAATTTATGACAAGTTTAAGTATGCTCGTAAACTTAAAGAGTACATTGACGCATATCGGAGTGCCCATGGCGAGTGGTAAAATTGATGATGTTTTTGAAGAGAACTTCATGACAGCCGCCAAATTCTCGGTCGAGATAGAGAAGATTGTCAAGGAATCTAATCTAAATTATATCGAGGCAGTAGTACAGTTTTGTGAAGATAAGAATATAGAAATGACGGGTATCAATAAGTTGATATCTAAACCGTTAAAAGAGAAATTGAAATATGACGCACAGCGTTTGAATTTTATGAAACGCACCTCACGAGGTTTGTTGAAATTGTGACAGGATTTGAAGTCTACAAAATGTATCTTGCTTTGAAACTTCACTTCACATCCGACACTTACGATTATTTCCAATATGGGGGGTCTGCTAAGGCATCCCAGAGATCTTTTGATCAACGTAAGGATAAGTTCTTTTTTGTCAAACTCTCAAGGAAGTTCAAGGACTTCGAGCTACGCGATTTTTTCGTCGCCAATTTTATAGCAGAGGACAAGGTATATCCCGCAACACTAGTGCGAGAAGGTGCCAAGAACTATGCTGAGTATATCAAACGCAAAGAATCACTGAGTTATCAGTTCAGAGAGGATGTAGGCACTCTCCATGACCTTCAAGAGGACTTCGAGGGATTGTTCACTGTCAAAAGTGTCCACCCGCCCCTTGTCAAAGCCTACTTAGGTGCTAAGATAAGCATCGAGACACTCACCATATTCAACAAAGTCTTCCATTTCATCTCACATTTTGATAAAACTATCAGAGACGAGATTGTCTGGAAGCCACTACGTAATAAGGTAGTGAAGTACGACCCCTTTCTTAGTGTAGAATTGGGTAAATATAAGAGTATAGTCCAAGCACAGTACCTATGAGTAACTTTTTTGAATCTGATGTAGTACAAAAGGAATTGCAAAGTATGCAAGACCTCTACTTAGAGATCAATAAGATGGGATTAATGCTCAATGCTGTAGAGAAGAGAGCACAACTGGACAAGATGATGAGGTTAATAGATCTCCAACAAACAATGTTCATGCGTGTTACACTCTCGAATGATCCACAGGCAAAGCAATTAGTCTCACAGGTCAGGAATGCTGCTGCAATGGTGGGAATGTCACCAAATGACATTACTCCACAGTTTTATGACAGTCTTCGTGACAATGTACAAAAAATGATTGACCAATTACCTACATAATCCTAATGCATTTATTATTGACTTTGATTTGTATTTCACTTATTGCTATAGCACTAGGCTACAGCATTGTTCGTCACTACGATCCCCATTGATGAGTAAAATTGACACACAGGGCATGAGTGGACCTGTTGATCCTAATTACAAAGGAAAACCAAAGGCTCAACCACACAAACCTGCTATTATTAATCCACGTAGATTGTTCACTCCAACCTATGCAAAGGAGTTGAAGATCTTACTCCATGAGGTATTGGATGAACGTGAAGGTAAGATGAATTATCAAACTTACTTTGAGACCGAACCATTTAAGTACCGTGTAGGAGAAGAGGAGCCACCTTATGAAGGAGCACAGTATCCTAACTTAAGGGGTTGATATGATTTTACCAGGAACTACGGTAACAATCAAAAATAAATCTTCTATCTATTGGGGATATGTTGGATTTGTTCAGAGAATAAGTGGTACTAATGCAGCAGTTCTTTTTGATAATTATTCTCCTTGGGAGAAGATGATTACATTTCCTATTAAAGACCTACATGAAGGTGGAGTGTTACCGAAATGAGACTAGCAGTTTTTTGTTCAGGTAGTGGATCTAACTTTGAGAATATAGTTAGAACATGTCATGAGGATGAAGTTGTGGTTATGATTCACAACAAAGAGAAATGTGGTGCTGTTAAACGAGCAGCAAAATTTGGAATACCCCATGCATGGATTGATCACAAGGATGAAATATCCATGGTTAAGTTATGTCAGGCATGGAATGTAGATCTCATAATATTAGCAGGATGGATGAAAATTGTTTCAAAACATCTCATAAAAGAGTTTCCAAACCGAATAATCAACGTTCACCCTTCGTTGTTACCTAAGTATAAGGGGTTACATGCAGTAGAACAAGCAATGGATGCTGGTGAAGAATACACTGGATGCACTGTACACTACGTAACCGAAAAATTAGATGGTGGTCCTATCATCATCCAATCAAAAGTTCCTATTATGCCAGATGATGATGTTAAGTCTCTTACCAAAGCAATTCAGCGACGTGAGTACGCTATTTTACCAGAAGCAATCAAGTATGTTAAGCACGAACTACAGAAACCGAATAGTGGATATCTGTTGCAGGATGATATCTACAGATGGGACAGTGGACTTGGACGAAAGAATTTGGATGAACAAGTTGTGCGAACATAACAAATCCGCAGCTTCCTTAGCAGGTGCTTTATTATGTCCAGATTTTATTGAAGATGCTAACCATTGATACTGTCAAATCAGAGATAGAAGTTACAGAGAATTTTTTACCTAAGACACAATTTAAACCACTGCAAGAGTGGTTTATAAATCAATGCGAATGGATGTATAGTTCATACGTTGTAGGTGAAGGAGACCATCCTGATGACTATCAGTTCATTCATATGTTCTGGTATCCGAATCGTGGGGTGGTCTCTCCTCATATGGATAAGATATCACCTTTACTAGACAAAATAAATCCTGAAGTATGGATTAGGGTTAAAGCAAACATGAGGATGAAGACTGATGAGGTTAGAGTAGGAGGATATCATACTGATGTTGGACCGTATGGACATACAACATCCATATACTATATCAATAGTAATGATGGACGTACTACATTTGAAAATGGTGAAGAGTTTCAGAGTGTAGAGAATACTTTGATTACATTTCCATCAAGATTGAAACATGCTGGATCTACTCCCAGTAGCACAAAAACACGTATTGTGCTAAACTTAAACTATCATACACTTAAATAATGGATCTCTGGAAGAATTATAAAGAAGCTTTATGGGAAACGTTCCCAGAATTTGAGAAGCAACTACCTGTATGGGCAGACTGGACAGGTAAAGGTGGTACTCGTTTAACTGCGACCGTATACACACATGATTATTTTATTAAATCAAGAGAAGTTGATATCTGGGATGAAAAGTCCTCTATCTATAACAATATTCTTTATCCTAAGTGTGGTGCAAATGGATGGGCAGGTAATTTGCCTTGCTTCGGCATGGATCTCATGGGATTCAATGAGAACAGAGTTATTATAGTATTTGACTTCCAGCATCCAGTAGAGCATTACTTGATGTCTGTACCTGGTTTACCAAAGACAACAGAGACTTATAGGTTCTTTGAGATGGGTAACCACTTCTCAGAAAACATCTTCGTTAGGAACTGTAAGATGAGTGAAGTGGATGAACACCTTGACATGTTCAAGAAGTATCTGCTAGAATACAAGAAATTAATTGAATGGGAAATCCCAGACGGTAATAATGCTGCTGAGACATATAGAGATTTCGATAACTATATGAGAAGACTTGACCCCGTTGGTCCTTATCTTGCTGGTAAGTTTGGTAAGGAACAGTCAGAGCAATTAGTGAAAGGATTTTTATTTAACTATGGAACTGAAAGCGAACCCGAACAACAATCCTGATAAACTTCATAGGATTATCATTAAACACCCTGCATTGACTGAGGGTAAAGTTAAGAGTGTCTATGATGTAGATGCACAGAGGGTTATGATCAAGTATCGTGATGAAGTCACTGCATTTGATGGTAGGAAGAAGTCTACTCCTGAAACTAAGGGTAGGATCTGCTGTCTTATATCAGAACTTCTCTTTAATTATTTGGAGAAGCAAGGTATAAAAACTCATTATATTGATTGTCCTTCCCTTGACACGATGCTATGCAGGAAACTTACTATAATACCAATCGAGGTTATCGTTAGGAATATTGCTGCTGGATCTGTCGTTAAGAATACTACTCTAGATGAAGGTGCGGTTATATCACCACCTCTTGTAGAATATTTCTTGAAGGATGATTCTAAGGGTGATCCATTACTTACACAGGATCGTATAAGACTAATGGGTATTGATCCAGAACCCATGTACCACATTGCAAAGGATGTTAATATACATCTACAAGAGATGTTTAGTCAATTGGATCTAGATCTTGTAGACTTTAAATTAGAGTTTGGATATGATGCTAATGGTGATCTATATGTTGCTGATGAGATCAGTCCTGATTCTATGAGACTATGGGGTAAGAAGGATGGAAGGAGTAATGATAAGGATATTTTTAGGAAGTATGGATCAGATGAAGCACTCATAGCTGCATATGGTGACATACTAAAGGGTCTTAGGCAGTTCGCTTGACAACCTCTTCAGGATGTGCTATAAATAGTATATCGGGTTCGCTACCTGATACGGGAGTGACTGAATAAACTTGCTGGCATAAGGCTAGTTAAGGTGATGAGACA